GGATCTTCGACCCACCGAACAGAATGGCCGGGAGATGACTCTTGCCGACTCCTCCATATTTCTCGGTCCAGACACGGCGCATTTCCTCAACCTGGTCTGTGTTCGGATTGCCGACCATCTCGATAGCAAAGTCAGGCTTGGCGCCGTTTTTGAAAAAGGATGCGCTATACTGGTCGGCGGCAAGGGCAATCCCTGCCGGGTTCTTCATTACGTGTTTGATCTGTGACTTCCCACGCAAACCGTCGAACCCTGGTCCGGGGATGTGGATCATGTCGTCCTGATGCACCACTTCAACGCCCTTGCCGTCGTCACTGGCGACGATGTACCAGAGCAACCCACCTTCTTTTTTGACCGTGATTCGGTCGGGGTGGATCGGGTCGTAGCCTGTGACCTTGGGGGATATGGCAGAAGGGCGGAGTACCCGGGCAAATGCGTCACCTTTGAGCAACAGGGATGCAACCATGTACTCCCAGAACACCGCTGCCGTCATGGTCGGATTCGGCTGGCTATTGAGTAGGTCTTCAACGCCGTTCTTTGCCCTGTCCCGCATGTCGCCGGTCTTTTTGTAAACGTGAAGCGGAACGGATGCAATCGCCCCGGTTATGAGGTTTACGCAGGAGTAAACCGCCGAAATGCCGAGGACAGTCTGCTCCGTGACGGCTACCCCGGCCCCGCTGAGTCCATTAGACAGGAAAGAATACAGCTCAGAGCTCGAACCGCAGGACGAAAGCGGCGATGCTGTGGCGTTGGCGACAACCATGGCGTCAGTATCCCTGACGATCATGCCCGTATTCTCCGCCTTCGACCGCTTAAAAATGTCTCCGAATCTCATAGGCTGATAATCCCTGACGCTGGTTTGGTTTCCTCGTAAAATATCGCCCTGGCAACAGCCATAATCAGGGCCACCATCCCGTCTATTTTGTTGGCCGGAACGTCTTTTGTTGGGTAAATGTTGTCCTTTTTGTCCAGTTGCGCAGTGACGTTTGACGCCATCCACGTCATGACCGGGTTATTCCCGTGGGCCAGTTTGTTCTGAAGCACCAAGGCTTCGAGTTGCTTCATCGGTTCCGAGAAGTTCTTGACCGTTGCGCCGAACTCGACCATGGGAGCACCTTCCTTAACCATGGTTGTCGCTAGTTGCGTCGCCTGCCATGGGTCGAATGGTATTTCCTGGACGGCGAACCGGGTAGACAACTCACGGATGTCGTCCATGATCTCATCATAGTCAATGACCGCGCCGGGGGTGAGGGTGATAAACCCCTGCTTCGCCCATGCGTCATAGTGGCTATGGTTTGATGCCGCCTTTTCCTCCACGGCATCTTCAGGTAGATAAAACCGCGAGTGGACGTGCCATAACGGGTCGATGGCCGTCGGAGGGAACAAAAGAACGAGGGCCGCAACGTCGATCTTGCTGGCGAGGTCAAGCCCGACGAAGCAGGGACGCCCTGCAAGTTCCTCTTCGCTCTTGCGTTCCGGCTGTGCCGCCCATGTCTGCATATTGAGCCATGCGTTTCGAGATCCGACCCATATGTTGAGGTGCTTTGTCTTAAACGCATTCTGTCGGGATGGCGACTGCATGGCGACGCGCTGCCGTGCAATCAGGTACTCCTCTCCGACGGAGACACCAAAATTGGGATTGGCCTTCTTCAGCGCGTCAACTGTGGTCCAGTCGTCGCCCTCATCGATGGTGTAGATCAGAGCAAAAAACTGATCGTTGGCAAACTGCCCCATCAATACCTTGGTGGCATAGTCGCGCTTACGGTAGCACGGCCCCGACATATTCGAGCCTGACGTGGTAATAACGAAAAGCAGGGGCTGCTCTCTGGCACCCATGCCTGTTTCCATCGTCTCCACAAGCTCGTCTGTTGCATGTTCATGATACTCGTCGATAATGGCACATGACGGGCTGGCACCGTCGCCGGGGTTCCCTATTAGCGGTTCAAACCGGGACCCGTCTTCGAGGATCGCCATGTTCGAGGCGTTGACGCTGATCCCTTTGGCATCGCAGTAATCGGGGGACCGCTTCGCCATCAACCGCGCCGGTCTAAAAACCTCCCATGCTTGCTTTTCTGTCGTCGCTCCCGAATAGACTTCAGCGCCATGTTCACCGTCGAAGGCAAACATGTAATGCCCGATGCCTGCCCCGAGTATCGACTTGCCGTTCTTCCGGGGTATCTCCTCGTAGGCTTCTCGAAATCGTCGTAGCCCCGTTTCGCGGTGGACCCACCCGAACAGGGTTGTGATGTTGAATTTCTGCCAGGGTTCGAGTCCTATTGACTCCTGCTTAGCTGCCCATTTCCCTTTGGTGTGAGGAAATAACTCAATTAGGGAGCAAACCCTATCCGCAGGGCGGTATTCAACGCCGTCGGGGTCGATCATCACGGGGTTAAAAACGTATGGCCAGTCGTCGCCCTGCCTGGCGAGGTCGTCAACTTGACGCTGACATGCCAGTTTTATCCACTTACATGCCGGTATTTTGCCTGACAGAACACCGGAAATGTAGCTATTTGCGTCATCAACGTGGCTCATTTGTCAGGTGTGGGCCTTAGATTCTGTTGAATGCGTTCCCCTTCGGTTTCCCGGGGACGACAACTTTTGAGCGGTCGGAAGGGTTGAGCCCCAACTTGCCTATCATCGATTCCAGCCTGGTTAACTTGGCGGCGGTGAACTCCACCGGGTCGCTTCGGTATTCAATAACCAACTGGCAAACAACCTCAAGATGGATGCGGTCGGAAACGGTCAGAACTCCATCCGGGGTAATGCGGATAAACTCGGCCCATACATCCCGGAGGTCCTGCGTCGCGAAATGTTCCGGCGCTTCTCCGATCTGGCCGGACGGTTCAGGCTCGTTGTTCCGTCGCCGTTCAGGGTGCGCCTTGTATGCCCCCGTAATCTGCAAAACTTTTGTCGGGGTTCGTGGCCTCCCCATGGTGGCACCGCCTTAAAAGTTCAAAGTGTTTTTTCGGAGACGTAGAAAAAGAGTTTCGGCGACGGTCTAGAGAATGCACTCTCCACAGTTTTAACGCCCCCCTGGGTGCCTTTTCTTTTATCTGTCAATAGGGGGGGCACCCCATCCGCCACCGTCTTCTGTGGCCGTCTTCCTGTTGTGGCATGATACACATAGCGTCTGCCAGTTATTGCTATCCCAGAAGATTCCCATATCTCCCTTGTGAGGTACAATATGGTCAACGACTGTTCCCGGTGTAATCTCTCCCCTCTCACTACATCTCACACAGAGAGGGTGGTTGTTCAACCATTGGAGCCGTGCCTTGTGCCATCGTGCATCGTATCCTCTGGCATGGGCGGTGCCCCTTACTGCATCATATGCCCTTGCCCCTTTGTGTGTGGGGATCTGATGCTCCTTGCATCGTGATCCTTTAGACACCAGGGCAGGGCACATGGGGTGGGTGCATGGCTTGGGAATACGTGGTGGCATGTCGGTGTTACTTCTCTGGTCTTTTGCCCTCTGACCACGTTGCATTACACTTGGGGCAATAGAGATATCCCTGCGCCACCGCGCCAGCCTGTTTGAGCCCGACGCCACATGTGACGATGTAGATGCTCCCGGGATTGGCTGGAACCCTGTTTGCACAGGTCAGTCCGATTTCCATCTCTTTACCCTCTGCATTCCCTTGCATGGCGCCTTCTTCCACGAATCGGGACACATGTCCTTGCATTTGATATGGCAGTCCTGGCAGCACCGGACCTTCTCGAATGCGATACAGGTGCAAGGGGTCAATTGCGTTACTCACTGTGTAGTTTAAGTTGTCGCCAACGATGCAATTTCTTCTTGCGTGTAAATCTTGACCCCGCCGCTCAACTTAATTCTCTTCAAGTGCGCCCTTGCTTTTATGCTGCCGTGATTAGCCTTACGCTTAAGCTCTTTTTTCTTCGTTTTTTGATGGTCTGGCGTTTTGTTTTTAGCTAGGTTGCTATGAAAAAGGTTGTGACACTCTTCACACAGGACCGTTAGCATATACGGGGCTTCCTCCCCGAGTCTCTGAGGATATTCCCGGTGGTGGACGGCCAATCGTTTGCCGCTGTTACAGATTTGACATCGGCCATTGGCTCTGATGATCGCGGCGGCCCTGATCTCCGCCCACATGTCTGATTTCAAATATTCTCGGTATTCCTCTGATCTCTTCATCGCGAAATCCCTTTCGCATCCCTAGTTAACAGCGGCAGGCCGGTGGGATTTTCCGACTCTTCGGGAATGACCCTAGCCGCTGTATTCGTTTGCTGCGACCGTATGGCTACCGCGTTCCCCTGTCCATACTTGGCAGAAGGGGCAATGAAAAGCCCCAGTCTTACCGGCGACTGAGGCGGTGCCACGGCCGCAAGCCTTAAGCAAGCGGCCAATGAAAAAGCCCCGCCGTTTCCGGTGAGGCTTGTCCTCCCATGGTGCGCCGGTCCGACGAGAGGCGTGGGCGGGATACTTGGTGGACAGTGAAGGACTTGAACCTCCAAGCGATTAGCTCCTGCCGGGTTACAGCCGGGGGCGCTACCAATTGCGCGAACTGTCCGAATAAAAAAGCCGGGGGATTAGCCCGGCAATGAGGAGGAGGGCCTCGGTTTGGTTGGTGTTTTTAGGCGACTCTTGCACCTTAACAGAAAAGATACTGCATAAATCGTAAGTTGTCAATACAGCAAAACAATATCGACTCTTTC